GTCGTAGAGGTTTTGGTGCCGCATCACCCTGTGCCGCCGTCTGGTGAAAAGCGCGTCTGGGTTACGTTCGTCGTCCATGACGGGAAATTACACGGCGGCGGTGGAACGATGCCGCTTCGGTGGTTGAACACCATGCCTTGGAGGAAGAGTGAGCGATAACGAAAAAAGGATTTGGAGGTGGCCGATGCGTGGGAGCAGATCAAGGATCGGAAGGGCACGCTGACGCCCGAGGGTGTGTTCGTGAGGGAGGACTCGTGAGAAGCTCAGGGAATGCCGAGCGGAAGCTCCGGGCTCGGAACTGCGTGCTCGCGCGTCAGATCCGAGAGCTCCTCCTCAAGGTGGCGAGCCTCGAAGCCAAGCTCGCGAAGACCAACAAGGTGGCGAGTTGCGGCGCCTTCAGCGAGATCATGGACGATCTCAACGAACTGGCGGACAACACCGACAAGCCGCCCCTCCTGGCCGACGGTCTGGAGGACGCGCTGGTCGGGTACACGCTCAACCAGCACCACCCCCTCAATGCCGTGTACGACTACGGGAAGTGCGTGAACGTCCTCGTGAAGCGGGACGGGATGACCGAGGAGGAGGCTGACGAGTACCTCCAGTTCAACACCCTCGGCGCCTACGTCGGGGAGCAGGGTCCGCTGTTCGTGCGCATCGCTCAATGATGCCGGTTCCCGGCTGATTCCGCCCATAACCAGGGGCAGGAACCACCCAGGAGCAGCGTCATGGACTATCGCCCGGGGCAATCGGACTCAGCCGAGCGCATTCGAGATCTTCTGCGCCAAATGCGGCTCCCGCCCGGGCAGTACGAGTCGTACTACTACCCCCCTGTCAGCATCGACACACCGAGCACGTCCGAGCCGACTCACGTCAACGACGAATTCGGCATGCCGACGGTCCCGTTCCACAACGACGACCTCTCGGGATCGGCCCATGCAGCCGGGGCGGATCTCATGGCGGATGCGACGGGCGATTACGACGCCGGTCGTGAGCTCCCACCGAAGTCGAGCATGGGTCCGGTGAAGGGGGCGCAGCCGTACTTCGGCCAACAGCCCGCCAAGCAGAAGCAGCAACCCAGAGGGGTGCGTAGCTACTACGACCAGGGGCACATCCACAAGTCGCTGGGCTCGCCATTCAGCGGAAATGGATTTGGTGGCTGATGGGAATCCAAACCCCCGGCGATCTGAAGGCATTCCTGTGGAAGCGCCTCCCGATGCTGCGCAAGCATGCAGTCGGGAAGGATCAGGTTTCCGACCTCGTCGATGCGGTGCTCGTCGAGTTCCCAGAGCGATCGCTCGGGATCGTGAAGCAGGGCGGGCACGACCAGGGGCTCATCGAGGAGCAGCTGCTCCAGTCGGTGAAGAGGCACTACTGCCTTGCCCGGGGGGAGGACGAGCACAACGTCGGCATGATCTGGACGCTGATTGTGCTCAATGTCGCTTCCGCCATCATCGCTGAGATCGTGAAGTGGTGGTGGGCGAACGCCGACAACCGCGATCAGATGGCGAGGTGGAAGAATCTCGGGAGAAAGCGCAATGGGTAAGCCCACGACCGAGGAGCTCGAAGCCGCCGTCTGGTCGCACCCCGACGAACTCCGTCGCCCCGTTCTGGAATCGGTGTCCCGGCAGTTCCACCGGATCTACCCCGACTACGCGCGCAACAACCCGGAGAAGTCGGAGCGGATGATCCTCCGCCTCACCAACGGCATCCTGCTCGGGAAGGGCGGCGGCGGCGAGGACGATCAGGTCGATCAGTTCCTGGGCAAGATCGAGTCCGGTCGTGCCGCGAACTGGCCGCGCGACGAGAACGGAACCCCGCTTCCCAGCAGCCAGCTGACTGACGAGCAGAAGCGATTGTTCGCCGGATACCGAGGCCCGGGGTGGGATCAGTCCGAGTGGGAGCAGATGAGTGACTGGGACCAGGGGCGCAAGCTCTCCCCGGGCGAGTACTGGGACTGGCAGCACGGTCGCGACCTCGATCTCCTGCGCACGACGCACACCATCAAGGAATCGGCCAAGGCCGGAACGGCGGCTGCCAAGGGCTCGACGATGGCATCGGCCTGGGCCGGAAACACCGACACCCCGGAGCAGATGTCGCAGAAGCTCATCGATCAGCGGCAGGCCGAGGCGCTCGATTGGTGGAAGCGATCGGCCGGGAAGCAGTACCACTCCGAGGGTGCCTTCGAGGCCAACTACCCGCAGTCTTCCATCACGAAGTTCGACGGGAAGTACCCGGAAGGTCTGGTCGATGCGACCCGCAATCAGGATCACCTGCTCGGCGGCGTGTTCGGCGCCATGAACGTCACCGTCCCGGCGTTCCAGGGCGGCTTTCAGGGGGAGGGTTTCTTCCCCTCTCTGAGTCGCAGCCTCCAGGCCAACCGTCTCGCGCACAAGGTCGATAGGAACTCACCCATCCTCCCCGACGGATCTGCCGACCCGAGCGAGCGCATCTCGCTGTTGGAGGGAATGCGTGGCGTGCGCGACGATTTGGCCCCGGTGAATCCCGCCGACAGCCAGTACCTCCAGACCGGAGTGCCGCACACCCAGGCGGCGAACATCGTCAAGCGCGGACTCTACGAGCTCGGGGATCTCTCCGTCGCGGCGACGACTCCGCTGAAGATGGTGGGTGCTCTCGGCAGATCGAAGTCCATGATGCAGGGGCTGGGCGGAATGCTTGGCGCCGCCAAGACCGAGCTCGGCGGTGAGCTCCTGTGGGGGCTGCCGTTCGAGGGAGCGGATGCCGCCGTGGCTGCGAACGAAGGCAGTTTGTTCGAGCCTGACTACGGTCATCACGGGCTCGACGAGAACAAAAACCCCGTCGGCGCCGCCGCGCGAGCGGTCATTTACGAGCGCATTCGGCGGGCGCAGGAGCAGGCCGCAAAGGACGCTTCGGTGCTTCTCGCTCCTGGCAAGCCCCGGCGGTGATGCCGGTTTTTGCGGCGCGCCGACCATAACCCTCGCGATGCTGGCTTCCCCGAGCCTCTACCAAGCCGCGAGAGAACAACATGTCAGACGAAGAACAGATCGAATCCGAGCCGATGGATTCCGGCGCCGAGCCGGAAGTGGAATCCGGTTCCGACGTGCAGTCGTCCGGTGACGAGGGGTATTCCCCTCAGCCGGAACAGGCTGCCTCGGTCAACTACTTCGACCACTTCCGCAACCTGCCGCAGTTCCAGGGCGCCGACGACCGGGCGATTGCCGGTGCGCTCTACCAGAGCATGCAGCGCGCCGAGTCAACGCAACGCGCTCTGGCCGAATACCAGCGGCTCATCCCGCACGCCCAGACCTACGCCGAGCACAAGCCGCAGTTCGAGCAGTGGCTCGCGCAGCAGCGCGCAGCCGAGCAAGCCGCTCGCCAGCCGCAGCAGCCCGAGCAGAAGCCGCTCTGGAATCCGCCCGAGGTGCGCGAGGCGTACAAGCGATTTCTGGTCAAGGACGAGAACGGTCGCGACATCATCGACCCGAACGCTCCGCCCGATGCTGCCCACGCGCTCTACGAACGCCAGCAGTACGTGGCCGACTTCGCGAAGAACTTTCTCGACAACCCCGAGAAGACGCTTCAGCCCTTCATCGAACGGGCAGTCGAGCAGCGCGCCAGCCAGATCGTCGATCAGAAGTTCGACCAGATCAGCCTCAAGGGCTACGTCGCCAACCTCGAAGCCGAGAACTCCGACTGGCTGATGGACCCACGGACCAAGCAGCCGACGGAGCAGGGCGAAGCCGTGGCGCGGTACATCGACACCGCGCAGCAGTACGGCATCACCAACCCCCAGGCGGCGTGGGACTACGCGACGGCGATGACCGAGCGGGACATGATGCGTCAGATCCTGGCGCAGCAGACCCAGCAGGCGCCGCCGCAGTACGCCCCCCGGCCGCAGCAAGCCCAGCAGCCCATGCAGCAGGCTCCGCGCCCCGCCGCCGCCCCGGCTCGTCAGCAGCCGACGCGCGACGACTTCTACCGGCGCGAGGCCGCACGAAACCCGAGTCGTTCCCCAGCCCCCGAGCCCGGCGCCGCACCGACGGTGAGCGCCAACAGGCAGGGTGCCGATCTGTTCGCGGAGCTCATGCGGAGACAAGCCGATCACGACGGTCTTCTCCTGAGTTCAAACTGACCCCTTCATTCCCATAGGAACAACACGTCATGGCGACGATGTACACCGGCCAGAGCTCGTCCGACTGGGCTCGGTCAATCGGGACGACGATCGTCACGTATCTGCGTGAGGAAGAGCAGAACACCTTCCGCCGGTACAAGCTCTTCGCCTCGATCAACCAGGGCGGCAACGTCGCCTACAACCAGGGTGGTCGTGGGTTCAACTGGCAAGCCCGTTACCGGAACGTCCCGGTGACCGGCAACGACGGCACGACGCCGCGTGTGTTCGCTCGCCACAACCTCTGGGTCGATCTGGAGCTCCCGTACCGTGGTTACCAAACCTCGGACCAGATCACCAAGAAGGAGATGCTCGAAAACCGTGGTCAGCAGGCGCTGATCAACGTCGCCGGGAAGATGGCGAGCCGTCTTCAGGAATCGATGGAGCAGCACCTCGCCCGCGAGTTCTACGTGGACGGGTACGCTGCCGGTAACGAGATGCGCTTCCACGGCATCGAGTCGTTCCTCGGCATCAAGGAAGTGACGGGCACCAGACAGACGGTCCACAACAGCACCGGCGTGATGCGGAACATCGATCCCTCCGATCCGTTCTTCTGGCCGTCCGACAGCTACGCGGGTCAGTCCACCGAGCTCGGCGCTCTCGGCGGCTCGCAGCAGTCGGGCAGCTGGCCCAACGGCGTGGCCGACCCGGAGTACGACTTCTTCTCTCCCATCATCTGTCAGTCCACCTCGACCTACTTCGGTGGTTCGACGTGGAAGGCCAACTGCGTGGCTGCGCTCCGCGAGTGCATCCAGCAGGCCAAGCGCAACGACACTCGCGAGAGCGAGATCGACATGGTTCTCCTCGACCGTCGCCTCTACATCGACTTCCTCCAGGCGCAGGAATCGAAGGAGCGCACGATCGTCGCGAAGAGCACCGGGCTCCGCGCCTTGGGCTTCTCCGATGTCGTGTCCCTCGACGGCATCGATGTCAGCACGGAATACGGCGTGCCGGGCAACACCGGCTACGGGTTCAGCGTCGGGAACATGGAGCTCAAGGTCATGGAGTCCTCGCTCTACGTGGGCGAGGGTCCGTACTACGCCGAGGAGCTCCAGAGCTACAGGTACTCCTGCTCCACCCTCGCGAACCTCAAGTTCAAGAGCCCGCGCAACTTCTTCAAGATCGTCGCCTGATCGGGCCACGATCGCCGTCGTCACATCATCCACCTGACCATCACAGGAACCATCTTCCATGTCGAGTCTTCAGAATGATCCGCCGTTTGGTCGAGGCCGCACGGCCGATGTCACGTCCACGCAAGGCGTGAGCTTTGTGGGTGTGGTGAAGGAGTTCCTCGACGAGAACCCCAACACCGGCATCCGGCTCTCCAACAACACGTCGAGGTGCAAGGCTGTCCGCAACACCTCCGCCGGTGCGATCCTGCCCGGGTCGGTGGTGAGGCTCGATGCGGCCGATCTCCTCAACAGCTGCTCGGGCAACGCGGACAACACCGCCGGGCTCGTGGTCGGCGTGGCGGACGAGTACCTCCCCGCAGCGGGATGCGCCGTGGGCGACATCTTCTGGGTGGTCGTCTCCGGTCCCACGACCGTGAAGACCACCTCCGCCGCCATCACGCAGGGTGCAGCCATCGGGACCACGGTCACCGCTGGCTCGGCTGCGTCTGGCTCGGGGCTCGGCTTCGCGCTGGTCGCCAAGGCGCTCAACGGCACGACCGTGCGGGCGATCCTCGGGGACGGCAAGTGGTGAGGACTGCGCAGGGGTAGTCCCCACAGCGGTCACAGGGGGCTTCGGCCCCCTGTTTTTTTGATCTCCTCCGCTCGGAGCGGAGGCTCGGGGCCACCGGCGCAGGCTCTCACCTGCGCCGGTGGTTTGGAACTCGCGCCACAAGGAGCTTGGCATGGACGACAGCACCCCGGATCGAATCCGACAGTTGCGGCGACATCAGGCGACACCGGAGTACATCCCGCATGACGAGCCCATGCGGATTCTCCCCAGGCGCATGTATGAGCACAACGGGCTCGGGGACTTGCCAGAGTGGCTGAAACCGGCGGACCAAAAGCTGAGGGACATGTTCGAGAACCCGTGGAATCTCCCAGAGAAGTGGCACCACAAAGACCACGCTCCGCAGCCGAAGTTTCCTGCGCCACAGATGCAGGAAGCCCCTGCGGAGGGAGATCCGTTCAGCACTCCGATGTGGCACGCGGGCGTTCCTTCGATGCGGCCGAGGCAGGGGTGACGCATGCCATCCAAATCACCCATGGCAATGAACGAGTCGGTCAAGCACCTCAAGCGAATGCTCTCTGCATTCCGTCAGTACGAGCGCGCCGGTGACGCCACCGGCCAGTCGATCTTGATGCGCCCGTTCAAGGGCACCGGCAAGCCGCCGATGATCAGGAGCATCCTCCAGGCCGACCGATGAGCAATCTCCCAGCCACGCTGTGCATTGGATGCGGGAAGGCTGCCTTCCCGGGGAAGAACCGCTGCCGCGACTGTGCCCGAAACCACCAGCGGCTCCAGACCAAACGAGCCGCCAAGCGCAGGCGGGACGCTCTCGAAAAGATCGAGCGTGATGCGTGCAAGACGCTGATCGACAAGGCGGGCACCGGCGGCGCCAACGTGCCGCACTCAGCCGAGCTCCTTGAGCAGCTGATGGTGTATTTCGGCGGGGTCAACGGGTACGCCGCGATGTTCGCAAAACAGTACCACGAAGCTCCCCCGGGCGGCTCGATGCGCACCCGCATGCTGGAGACGATGACCCGGCTCGTGGCGGCAAACACTGCCATGGGTGGGGCGCAGAAGCCTGTGTCGATGATGACCGACGATGAGCTCGAAGCCGAGCTCAATGGCAAGCTGCAAGAGGTGGCATCGGTCCTGGCGAGGAGGAGGAGCATCGATGGCACGATCGAAGAAACATCCGGCATCCCAGTTGGCATCGGCGCCCCCGCCCCTACCGATGGTCAAGCAGGTTGGGCAGTTTCAGCACCGCCAGCTGATGGAGTTGCAGTCGGAGGCGGCGAACCGGAAGTACGAGTTCCTGAAGATGTACCGGCCGACGGACCTTCAGCAGAAGTTCCATGAGTGCATGGCTCGTGAGCGCCTCGTCATCGGCGGCAACCGCTCGGGCAAGTCGATGTCCACGTTCGTCGAGGACGCCCGGGCAGCCACCGGGCAAGATCCGTTCGGCAAGTACCCAGCCGAGAACGGCACCATCGTCATCGTCGGCAAGGACTGGAAGCACATCGGCCTCGTCGTGTACGAGATGCTCTTCAAGTGCTCCAAGACGGTGAAGGTGATCCGCGACCTCCAAACCAACGAGTGGCGAATCTTCGACTGGAAGAAGGATGCCGACCGCAGGGCGGAAGCCAAGCCAGCGCCGCCGATGATCCCGCCTCGCATGATCAAGAGCAAGGCGTGGCTGATGAAGAAGCAGCAGTACATCCAGCGCTGCGAGCTCATCAACGGCTGGACGATCCACTTCTTCTCGTCAGAGGGAGATCCCCCTCAAGGGTTCGCCGCCGACCTGTACCACATCGACGAGGACATCGAGGACGAGAACTGGGTCGGGGAAGCCCAGGCCCGTCTCGCTGACACCAAGGGTCGCTTCGTCTGGAGCGCCATGCCCCACTCGAAGAACGACGCGCTGGTGGGCCTGTCCGAGCGCGCGGAAGCCTCCGCCGAGGCGGGCGAGGAAAACCCGACGGTGGTGAAGTTCACGCTCCCGTTCCTCCGAAATCCGTACATCGACGACGACGAGAAGCGGAAGATGATCGAGGGCTGGCGTGCGCTCGGGGAGGACGTTCTCCGCATGCGCGCCGACGGCGAATTCTCCACCGAGTCGATCCTCGTCTACCCGACCTTCAACCAGTCCGTACACCTGTACGACAAGAGTCAACTTCCCGGTGGAGTCATACCCCGGGACTGGTGTAGGTTTCTCGCCATCGATCCGGGGCACTCGGTGGCGGCGTGCCTGTTCCTGGCCGTCCCGCCAGACGAATCGATGTGGCTGATCTACGACGAGCTCTACCTGCGGCAGGCCAGCGCAGTGAAGTTCGCGGAGGCGCTGAAGTTGAAGATCGACGGCAATTTCCGCACGTTCATCATCGACGGTCACGGCGCCCGGCTGACGGACATCGGCTCGGGCAAATCGGCGCTTCAGCAGTACAGCGACGAGATGCGGGCGCGTGACATCCGATCCGAGACGACCGGCCACGCCTTCCTGTTCGGGTGCGACGACATCGAGTCTCGCACCATGGCCGTCCGCACGGCGCTGCACATTCGAGGCGACGGCACCACCAAGCTCAAGGTGCTCAGGGATGGCTGCCCGAACCTCATTCGAGAGCTCAGACGCTACAAGAAGAAGACCGTGATGAATGCCGGTGTCCGCACCGTCACGGATCAGCCGAACACCCGAGGCGAAGTGCATGCATGCCAGTGCATGGAGTACCTCGTCGCCCACCAACCCCGATACCACAAGCCCGCCCCGCCGCCGGTGCCGGAAACGTGGATCGACGAGTGGGTTCGCAAGAGGAACCGGAGGAAAGGCCCAGCGTGCGTCTACCTGGGTCCGCAGAGTGGAATGCAGGAGGAGAACTGACCATGTCCGATTTCAGTCCGCCCGATGTGTCGATTGGCGACGAAGTTCTGTGGTACTCGAACGTCAGGAATCCCACGGACCCGTGCGTGGCGTTCGTCGTCAAGAGCCCTGGCCGATCCACGCTCACGCTCCTCGTGTTCGCTGAGGAGACTGGCTGGGCATTCCGTCCGTCGGTTCGACACAAGGACGACCCGGGCCTTCTCGAAAACCCGCAGTGGCAGCAGTGGGGGTGTTGGGAGTATTCCGAGCGAACCGCCACTCTCAAGAAGCTGCAAACGCTGATGCCGCAGATCACGCAAATTCTTGCACGCAGCCAGAAGAACTGAGGCTCCCATGCCGCCCGTTTCAAACGCACCGTCCACGCGCCTTCAGGGGGACAATCCCCTGAAGGCAGTGGCGGAGCTCTGGCTCAAGAAAATCAAGGCGGCTGAGAAACACAAGCGCCCCTTCCAAGACGACGCCAACGAAGGGATGAATTTCTTCGATGGACCGGCGAATTGGATGTGGAACGCCCGCTATGCCAATGACGCGCGAAATGGCTACATGGACACCAACGCCGGGATTGCTCCCCCGACGTTCCGCATGTCCATCAACCGGGTGTTCGAGGCAGTCAAGTTGTTCGGCGCCGTCATGTACCACCGCAACCCCACACGCACCGTGACCCCGGTGAAGTGGATGCTGGTGGATGAGACGATGCTGGGCATCCCGTCGGAGATCGTGACTGCCGATCCCGCCACGGTCGATCCGGCGCAGATGCAGCAGGCGCAGGCGCTGATGCAGCAAGCTTTCGACGCCTTCAAGAAGACGCAGGAAGCCAACTCACAGAAGGCCCAGTGCGCCAAGATCCTTGAGTCGTACCTGAACTTCACCCCCAACGTCCTCAACCTCAAGGACGCATCCCGACGCGTGGTGGACGAAGCCATCATCAAGGGCATGGGTGTGTGGTGGACTCAAGCGGTCGAGATCCCCGGCACGGAAGACCCGGAGACTGGCGAAGCGCAGATGGTGATCGGCAGCTACTACGACTCGGTGGACAACATCGTCGTGGACCCCGACGCCGACAACATGGAGGACATCCTCTGGTGCGCCCAGCGCTGCTACCACCCCGTCAATGAGGTGGCACAGCGATACGGTTTGCCGACTGCGGACCTCAAGAAGAACTCCACCCTCACCGCCACGGCTCGCGCCACCAACGACCCGTACGACCGCTCGGGCAAGAACCGGCGCCCCGGTGAGACGAACGAGGTCGTCGTGTACTGGAAGATCTGGTCGAAGACCGGATTCGGCGGATCGCTCAAGGGCTTCCCCGAGGCGCACCGAGGCGTGTTCGACGCGCTCGGGAAGAACTGCTACATCGTCGTGGCGGAAGGCGTGGACTATCCGCTCAACGTCCCACCGCAGCTGATGGAGAAGCCGCCCGAAGATCCGATGCAGCCGCAGGAGGATGGCGAGTCCCCGCCGCCCGCAGTCAACGAAGAGATCTTCAAGCGAGCCCAGTGGCCGATTCCGTACTGGGTCGATCCGAACGGCTGGCCTTTCGTGGATCTGTCGTTCCACAAGAAGCCGGGCTACGTCTACCCCATCAGCCACCTCAAGCCCGGCATCGGTGAGCTCCGGTTCCTGAACTGGGCTGCGTCGTGGCTTGCCACCCGTGTCGCAACGTCGTGCGAGACGATGATCGGCGTGGCGAAGTCCGCAAGCGAGGACATCAAGGATCAGATCACGTCGCCCACCTACAACGGAATCAAGGTGGTGGAGCTCGAAGAGGCTGTCGGCAAATCCCTCAACGAGATCATCTCGATCTTCCAGATGCCAGAGGTGAGCCCCGAGATCTGGAAAATCATCCAGGCTGTCTCGGACATGTTCGACAAGCGCACCGGCTTGACCGAGCTCGCATACGGCATGACGCGCTCGGCTTTCCGGTCAGCTGCGGAAGCCACCACTAAGGCCGAGCAGATCAGCGTGCGCCCGGATGACATGGCGAACTGCCTCGAAGACTCCATGGGCAGGGTGGCCCGGAACGAAGCGATCGCCGCTCGCTGGTTGCTCAAGAGCTCCGACGTGGAGCCGGTGCTCGGCCCGATGGCGGCGCTGGCCTGGGAGATCCACGTCGGCAGCCAAAGCTACCGCGACATCAACCGATCGTTCCTCTACCGGGTCGAGTCTGGAAGCTCCCGCAAGCCAAACGTCGCGAGCCGCGTCGAGCAGATGCAGCAAGCCGTCCAGACGCTCGGCCCGATCCTGGCCGGTCTGATCGGAGCCGGGGTTGTCGAGCCATTCAACGCACTGGTCGAGGACTGGGGCGAGTCGCTCTCGATCGACACGTCGAGGTACGCGATTGCCAAGCCCCCCCCGCCCCCCCCCCCCCATTTGGCCCCCCCC